GCAGTTCTCTCGACCCGTGGCTCACATCGGGTCACGCCAAGACCCAACGCCTTGTAAAGGAGTTGGGGAAGTTGCGTACCTCTCAAAATAAAATTCAGGCCGATGCCCGGGCACGCTTTGGCATTAAGGCCGAGCCTACCCCTGCAACCCCGACAGAGATAGAGGAGGTTGTTGTAGTTGGTGGCGATAACGATGATAAGGGTGGCGGTTCTACCGATGCCAAGAAGTGGTCGCTGGATAAAGATGAGGAGTATCTCCAACAGCGTTTAGCACTCAAAAATAAATATTTGAATGGTGAGTACGCAAGTGAGCAGGCTTATGAAGATGCGCTGCTCGCCCTCGAAATAAAGTTTTTGCAGGAGCGTTTAGCCCAGAATAAGGAGAAGGGTGCGGAACGTCTTGCTCTTCAAGAACAACTTACCGAGAAACAGATAACGCAGAAGGAGAAGCAGGTTAAGAATGAGGAGGAAGCCGAAAAGCAGCGCGTTAAGAATGAGGAGGAAGTAAATAAGATTATAGCAGAACTCTCTACTGACCGCATTGAGAAGGAGAATGCAGATTACGAAAGGCGTAAGAGTAAACTCACGGGCAATACGAAGACTCTTGAAGCACTCGAAAAGGCTCACGCAGCACGTCTTGCAAAGATTTATCTTGAAGAGGCAGAGGCTCAGCGTGAAACAGATGAGGCTAAATACAAATCACGCCGCAGGTCTATCATAGAGAGAAATCGTCAGGAAACTGCGTTATTTACAGGCTCCCAGCGTGAGCGTAAGGAGATGACCAAACGCCATTATCAAGAACTTAATGCGCTTGATAAGGAGTATTTAGAGGGTATGCTCAATCAGTTGCGTGAATTGGTGAAGAACCATACTATTACGCAGGAGGGCATTGCAATACCTATCGATATATCTGATAAAGACCTTGCAGAACTCTATCGACAAATCGAGGAGTTGGAGCAGAAGTTGGCCGAGTTGGGTGTAACCAGCGATGCCACAGATGCTACATCAACCGTGCGTGGCCGTTCATTCTTGGGCTTGGGTAAATCTGAATGGGAAGATTTATTTAAGGGTAATATTGAGTCTTTTGAGGGTTGGGCATCTACCATTGGCACGCTCACGGAGAATATCGGTAACGAGGTTATGAGCGTGTGGGGTAACATCGATAAGGCGATGACTGCATCGGAGAACCGACAACTTAAACTCTATCAGAAGAACAACGAGAAGAAAAAGAAGTCATTTGAAGACCGCTTAAATGCGGGGCTTATGACGCAGGCTCAGTATGATGCAGAGATGGAGGCTATGCAGGCTGCCGAAGATGCGTATCAGGAGGAGTTGGCTCTTAAACAGGCAAAACGTCAAAAGGCGATGAATATATCGCAGGCTCTTATCAATACCGCTGTTGCTGTTACTCAGACATTCGCAGAATTTGGTTGGCCATTCGGTATTGTCCCTGCTGGTATTATGGCGGCTTTGGGTGCTGCCGAAGTAGCAACCATTGCGGCGCAACCCATTGTTGGAGCAGAATCGGGAGGTCCTATAAATGTAACTCGCGCACAAGATGGTAAGCCGTTTAAGGCGCGTCTCAACCCCTCAAAGCGAGGCTTTATATCAACGCCAACGGTATTGGTAGGGGAGAATGGGACGGAGTATGTTATTCCCAACGAAGCACTACGCAATCCAACAATATATCCATTTATAACAGCGATGGAGGGTGCGCGTAGGAATGGTACTCTGCGAAATATAAATTTTGATAGTATCTATTCTGTACCGATAGTTACGGGTAGAGCAAATGGTGGATATACGGAGACTTCCACAGTGCCGTCACCTATCGAGACCATTACATCTACCTCGACAGCACAAGAACTTTTGGAGTTGTTGCGTAAATTGAACGTGACATTATCGAAGCCGATATGGGCCAAAGTGGCGATGTTGGGCAAAGATGGATTTATAGAGCAAATGGAGAAGTACGAAGAGTTGAAAAAGAAGGGTGAAGTATGATAGAGATAATTACCAGAGCAGGCATCTCGCTTGACCTTGCGCCTGATGCGTTGTTTGAAGTTGAACTTGAAAATCCGATGTTGGCAGATGAACATATCTCGGTTGCATATTCAACGAGCATCTCATTCTTGCCAACATTGAAAAATAAGCAAGTTTTTGGATATTTATCTGCGATGTTGCTTGAACCGCAGGTAAAGGAAGTAGCGGCATCTGTTCAGGTGCGGGGTATTCCGCTATTCTTTGGAACTCTTGTGTATGATGGTATAGAGGAGGGAAATATCAATTATACTTTTTCGGGACGTAACCTCGAAGATGATTGGGGTGGATATATACATTCGCTATCACATCTAACAGAAAAGACCTTTGAGTATGAGGAGACAACGCCTCTCTCTTGTTTGGCGGATTGGTGGGATTATTATGGCCGTATTAAGAATGGGGCGGAGATAGCCGACTTTGAATATCCTACGCTTGTTGGTGCTGCCAATATCGCCGATATAGAGCATAGGAATAATTTTGAGTTGGATATGGCCAATGTCGGAGTGAAATACCGTAACTATCCATACGGACTATGGACGCTCTCCAACCCTGCTGTAAAGGTGGCCAATATATTGTCCAAAGCGTTTGCTAAAACGTCAATATCGCCGTTAATCATAAAGCGTTATGAGTCATTGGCCATACTTGGTATGTATAAGCGAGGAACAAGCGATTTTGTAGTAGAGGGAAGCAACCCAAACCTTATACTTCGCGTGGCTGACTCTCTACCTGAATGTACTGTTTCAGTATTGGTAAAAAACATCTTGAAAATGTTTTGCGCCACATTATTTAGAGATGGCGCAGGCTTTAAGATAGTGACCAATAAAGAGGTGTTGGAAAGTGATGTGGTGGCCGATTGGAGTAATAAGGTCTCAGATATTTACTCGTTATCAACTGCGAGTAAACAGGGATATACATTCCATTTTAATAATGACGACTCGGAGAATACAGGCGTAGCAGAACCATCAGAAACGATTGCAAGTGGGGAAAGTAGCGTTGTCGATGTATCTACATTGGGCGATGTTATTAAGATGGCGGAGGAACATCAAGAATATATTGCTATGAGATATGCAAAAACGGGAGATATTTACAATGGCAAGAGTGTAAAAGTGTGGAATTTGCTTGCGGATAGCCCTGAATACACAATGCCGTATCTCGATATGTTATTGCATAAAATGGAAAAGTATAATACGGACGAGGGGGATAGCAACTATGATAATGCAATAGACTTTCGGCTGGTCAGATGTATGCCTACAAAGATATTGGCGCAGGAGTCAAAAGATATTTTCTACCATATGTGCCCCATTGTAGATTTTCCTGCGGCAGAAACGGGCCGAACATCTAATATATGGATAGGCACTCTTCTGCGAGGGCAACTTGTCGATAAGGGTAGGGCATTTGCCCAACCCGCTGATTTGGGAGTACGCGATGAGTATGCGGACGAGGAACTTTCGCTTGACCCCGCAGTATTGTATCAAACATACCATAAAGAATTTGCATCGTGGTTGGCTCAGGATAGGCGTGTTATGACCACAGATGTATATCTTACCCCACAGGATATAGCCGCATTACGGCTGTATGGGAAGGTGAGCATATATAGTCAGGAGTTCTTCATAAAGAAGTTGTCGTTCACTTTTTCGGCAAGTAGTGACTATATCGGCGTGAGGGGAGAGTTTATCAGTGCCGCTCGAAAATAGTGTCCTTTTGTAGCCATCTTCGGGTGGCTATTTTTGTGTAAAAATAGATGCGCTATGAGTTGGCTTGATGATACAAAATCTATATTCTCAAAAAATATGCGGGATATTGTTGTTGCAGTGGGGAAAGTTCCTAATGCAACAATCGAGGTATCTGATGTTGATGGCAATGCTGCTTCCTTCTTACTTCAACCCGTAAATACATTTATCACATTATGCACCTCGGAGGTAATTGATAGTTTTGCACAGTCATATCCTCCGCGCATAAACACCACTGAAACACAGGTGGAGACGATACACCCTATATCGTTGAAAATATCTGTCGATGGAGTGATACATAAGAGCATCTATATCCCGACAATCTGGGGTGGCGTGCCTGATGGAGTTAAAGATGAACATTATTTCCTGCAACATCACTTCCTTACGTGGCGACCTCAAATAGGATATGTAACCAAAGGCATCAAGCAACAACTATCGTTAGCCATCGCTGATACTCAGGTTGGGGTAAGCGATGTTGTGCGTAAATATAGGAGCCTTTATGTTAAGGTGTATTTCCGTATTGCGACCCCGATAGAATTACCATTGGAGAAGTGTACTTACGATAATTCAATATACCGTATAGATTGTTCTTATCAACGAATTTTAGACCTCGTTAAGGCGGAATTATCAACCAATGACGATGTTGTAGCCTATGACATATATGGCAAGGGGGACAATAGTGAATATTCCTCTATGATACCACAGCGTTTCATAGTGCTACCCTATAACTCGGCTTACGGATATTTCTTCTTTCAAAACACGTTGGGAGGTTTCGATACTATAATCGCGTATGGTAGTACTAAAAGCACATCATCAAGCGAGGTAAAGACCTCTATTGTGCGCCGTCAAGAGACAGAAGTGATAAATGATTTTGCAGAGAGTTGGGAAACAAATACGGGTTATATAAATAGTGAAGTAGAGAAGGGCCTTTGGCAAGAGTTCCTACGCTCAACAAATAGATACATACTTCGCCCAGATGGTACAGCACGCCGCATCATTGTAGATGAGTGCAAGGCGGAATATACTCGTCACAAAGTAGGCAGTTTTACGTTTGAGTATCACTATGCCGAACAAGACAAGGGGGCGTATTATGAACATCAAGAGACCCTAACAGAACTGTAATATGGCAAAACGAAGACAAAACCATCGAGGGGACTTCTCGATGATTCATATATTTCAGAAAGACGGAGAACAAATTGCTGTTCCCCAGCATATCCGTATAGAGTATTATACGCCATTCCGTAAAAGACGCTATGTAGTGGAGCGCAATGGAGACTCCTGTAAGAATTGTTATATCGATGGCAATACTCTTGTCGCCACTATTGCATTATCTCACACCTACATTGGTACAGGCCTACTATGCTATACAGTGACCATATATGAGCCCGATGCGTCATATCCGAGTGGAGAAAGAGCAGTTCCGATACCTTGCCAAAGCGATATATTGTTGTGGAGAGGCAAGACAGCTGATAGTATGGGAGCCTATGAGTGTGCAGTGCTTATGTCGGAAAATGCTCTTGCCCGTCTTTCAGATGTAATCATCGAGCAACCCAAAGCAGGTGATTACCTCGTGTTTGATGGCACTTGTTGGGTGAACACTCCAAAGCCTACATCTGTTGGCAATCTCTTCGATTATGCCACGCAGAAATGGGTGTTAGAGTTATTGCAAGAGCAAGCCGTTAGTTCGCTTGAATTTTCACTTGATAAAGATGGCTACTTGTATGTACGAGTCTTTGATGAGCAGATACAAGAAGATGTACTTCAAGAAGCGAAAGTTCGCAATGCTCTCAATGCAAAACAATGGGACGGCCATCAATTTAAGCATTACCTCGACCAAGCAGTTCGTAAAAGTGATGCAGTAGAGTTCTTGCGAGTTGCGGCAAAGCAATTTGCGACAACAGGATTCGCGCCGGGATTAAAAGGTGCAGCCATCGATGAGAATGGTGATGCCGAATTTGGGGCATTGATAACTCGCCTCTGCGCTACACTTGCAGAGTTAGTTGTGAACGGTAGGTCGGTATTTAAGGGCAACTTATCTTCCGAGGAGTTTGTGTCGGGCTTCCTGAATGGCAAAGGGTGGGGCATCACCAAGAAGGAGGTGCAGAATGCCGTAGGACAGACCGAGACGAAGTATGTAGGAGAGTTCGATGAGGTTATCGTGCGTGGCGTGATGCGTATCTTCTCGCTTGTTTATAGCCAACTGTTAGGCGAGAATGATAACCGTGTATTTACCTCTATGATGGAGGTGGACCACTATGATTCTACGACTGGCCGATTATGGTTGAAGACACAAGACGGTAAGTTGTACAACTCCTTCCGTAAGGGGGACTATATAATGGTTCAGCAGTATAACGGACTACCATCAGAAGAGAACGACCACTATATTACCAAACACTATGAGTTTATAATTTCAGATGCGGGGTGTGGTAATCAGGCCGATGGTGTTAATCGCCTTGATTGGATAACTTTCTCAAACTTTATATCTGCTGATGGCCGTTCTGCCGCCGATGTTATAACAAAGGGAGATACCATTGTTCGCGTAGATAGTGCCACTGATGCAGACCGTAAAGGCATAATACAAATAATCACCGTAGGTGCGGCTACTCCATATATGGATATTGTATATGGAATGAAGACAGACCCCGATAATTATCTCAAAGGACGTATTGGCAACCTTGAAGGAGTGCATCATCATCTCTTTGGGTGGTTGCAGGGTTTTGGTGAGTTACTAACCAATCTATATGCCGTAGGTGATATACGTTTGAGACGCACAGGCGAGAGCCTTGATGCAAAGATAGAAATGTTGAAAGGCTTATTTTCAACATCATATCAGCGCATAACATACGACCTTACAGAGGAGGATAATTATCTGCAAAACGCTACTTTTACCGAATCAATGGAGGGGTGGAGTAATGGCAATGATACTACGCTTGTAATAGTGAATGATGCTCCTATGCTTGTCAATGGGAACACCGTGCAAGCGATTGGTAGCGTTGCGGCCATC